CTGGGATTAACGACCCCAGGCTTTGAAGAGGAGTGTTCAGAGTCGTATTTCTACAACTAAAGATTAAAAGAAGAATCATACTATTGACAAAAAGTCATCGGTAAACTCCAACCCATTCATTCCTGACTAGCAGTGTGTGTGGGGCGCAAAATAGCGCGATTTTATAGATAAACCTAACGATAGCGTTTATCCTTCTTTATCTTCTCTCTATATATGGGAACCATCATTTAATGAAGCAACTGACAATATTTCAGACAGACCCGAAACGGGGCTTCACAACGACTGTGTTTCATTCCCAAACACAAAGACTGAATTAACAAACATGGTCCCTTTCAGTCAGGACCAAAACAGGAGTTAGAACCTCCACCGAACGAATCGAAAATGGTTTAGTTCAGCTCATTATAACCGCGTAAGTTTAAGCTGTTATGTTTGCACTCTTTAAATATCCGGTAGCTCCGGAAGGGAATCATCGACTTTCAGTCATCGACTACCCTAATTATTCACATATGTGTTTAATGTATCTACAGAATGATACAAGGAAAATTTTCCTCAATCTTCTGAGTCTGAAGCTCTTCCTCCGTGACTGGTTCAATACCAGGTTCATAGCATTGACGAACAGTCAACCAGAGTTTCTGCATTTCCTTCAAGGCCTTAGAAACAGCCTTGGGATCTCCGTCTTCAACGAGATCCTCAATAGGATTGGCAAAAAGCGTCTCAATCGTACAATATTTGTAGACCTTCGCATATATATCCTGAATGTCAATCTCACCTTGATACAGTGAATGACGGATCTTTTTATATGGAATATCTTCCAAACAACCTCGTAGTCGTTCTTGGACTAACCTGTGCATCTGCCACTTTGCAAGTGTAGGAATATTACAGGATTCACCTTCGGCCAACCAGTATTTCTTTATGAAAGAGACACTGAGTCGATCACGAACGGACACAACGTCCGGGGTGACGAGACCCAAACCACCGGCCCAATAAGGGACGAACCAGGGAATGGCATTGTAACGAGAATCGCATAGAGTCTCATGATGTTTAGCGATGAATTTGCGACTCACCGCCTCCCACCTCTCAGAAGGACAAGTTTCCTTGAGCATCTGATGCAGCGTACCCAATTCTTGGATACCGACCGTCCCACCGTCGTCTCTTCCACTTGAACGCTTGATCCCATATAGCAGACCAAGGTTAATGTACTTTCGTTCAACCCAACAGGATCGTTGGATAGTTTGAACGATATCTCCGACGAATCCGTCCGACATTTCAACCCTTGCAGGGTGATAATCATAAAGGACGGAATTAATAACAGCAAACTTATTACTATAATAAGTCTTCCCAACACTAGAAGATAAACCACCAAAAGCTGTGATCTTCTCCCATAGCGTGGAGACAAAGAAACGATTGCCCTTGAAGACGCAGTCATCACCATTTACACGTAATGGAGCAGAATTCCTTCCCTCAAACGTGTAAACCTTACCGTTGGCCTCCTCGAGCGCCCAACGACACATCGCCGCATTTGCAATGCAGAGAATAGGAAATGATGTGACTGAACCCATCAACTGGCCTTCTTGTTGCCAGACTGGTTCATTCTTTGTGCCGAAATTGTGACGAGTCAGTGACTTTATCAACAATTCTTCAATCTCAACTGGACAGAAATTTGATTCCTTCCGTCTCAGGACCGAACATATTTTATGTGCAATACATTCAGAAACCCACGAATGTAGGTTGTCCGTTGAGGCCTTGTAATCCCCAGAAATTATTTCATCTGTTAAAGGATTAATATCACCAAGGCAGTCTCTGATTATCTTTTCAGTGACCGGAGTCCCAATAAGTTCAAAAGTACGAATCTTCTTGAGAGTTCTCCACATAAACATCTGTACCGGTTTCAAAGCCGTATACAACATCGGTGGACCTTTAGATATCACTCTTATTTTGAGTGCTTCAGCCAAACCAACTGGAACAACACAAGGTTCTTCTTCCAGGGCTCGCTTAAAGATTTGCCAATAGAGTTTCCTCCATCGAGCTTTAAATCTTTCTACATTAACGAAAAGCGAAAATGTCTTTTCCCACTCCGGGGTAGTATTCCAAATACCATCTAGAACGAGTTGTTCTTCACGTCCTAGTGGGCCATACAACCGAGTCTGCTTACAGCCGACCTCGGCAATATCCCATTCAAAAGTAAGTAATTCCTCTCTCAATTCACTTGAAAGGAGTTCTTCATAAAGAACCCCGACCGCACCCAACTCTTTACGAGAATTTATATAATTCGCCGAAGTACTCGGGAAAAACGGTTCGGTCAAATCATCGATGGTGAAGTCCACATTTTTAAATATGTCTTCAACGGTACGCTCCAATTGAGCCTCCATCGTGATCTTATCAAGGAAGAAATTCGTCCCCTTGAGATTTGCAATCTCTTCGAGACAAGGCAGGGCAGCAGGTTTTGTTGTGAGGGCAGTAATCATTTTCTGCTCAGCTTCTTTAATTAGCTCCTCACCTGCTCGTGGCATTCCTTTCTTACTCATCAAAATACTATATGATAGTGACGCCCGATCTTCGGGTGAGAGTCGCGTACGAGCTCTCCTATCATAGACACCTCCCATCATTTTACCAGGATTATCATTTTTAAGCCCCTTGGGAGGGGTTGGTACAGGTTGTTGATGGTCTTTCGCGAACTTGGCCGTAGTCTTATATTTCATATATTGGATCCATGATCCTGGCCCTTGTTCTACAACGTAGTCGATTAATCGCGTTATGGCCTGTTGGGCCGACTTCACATATAAATTAATTTTTGAAGCCTTTGCGCATTTAATATTAAAGCAATGGTAAACTTCCATTATAGCCTTAATACAATCGATACATCTAACACACTCATCTTCTCCTATTAGTGGTTGATAACGCTCCTTAAGAGCTACAATCATTAAATTAAATTGTTTAGGATAAGATTCGAGTCTCGGTATGGCCCGAGCGCCGTGCCTCCCACCTTTGTAAGGCGGTGGTCTTTCACGATATGCCGTGTGTACAAACACATCGTGTGTCGAAGAAGGCTCTTCGACGGGTGTGATGATATTCAGTTCATTCGGTTTATCATCACCCCTGAGAGGATCCTTCGAAAGATCCCCCCTGACTGTTATGTTGTTTATTTTAG